GTGTTCCTGAAGATGGATTAGATGCGTCATAGCCAGTATAACCATTCGTAGTTGTATCTCGGTCCGCATACATGGGCTGTTTAATACTTCCCCCATACAAACCTTGTAGTGCGTGTGTGTGGTTGTGCGCATGAGTTTGAAATTGATGCCCCTGCCTGCCACCAGCAAAAGCTAATGCTCCTCCACCTTCCACGCGAAGAAAATCCCCAGCAAAGGAGCTTGATATATTTGACCACGTACCTAAGGGCCAGAGAGTTCCCGGAGCCGATTTTCCCGGCAACTGCAAATATGTTGCTCCTATAGGAGGCATTGTTTCAAACAACCTTGCAATATCATCGGAAGCTGAGGGAGCCACGACCTTCGCGCGTCCTGCGGCGTCACGCTTCACAATCGAATCAGCAGTTGCCGCATTCGCTCCTAGAGAAACCCAAGAACTACCATTCCAAATAGCAATTGCATCAGTTGCACCAGAATCAATCCAGATCATTCCAATATCTGAGGCTCCAAGAGCTACCCCATTCCTAGTCGTCGGAGCTGAAGCCTGATAGAAGGCAACCGCTGACCCCGCTTTATGAAGCCCGTGTCTTGGCTGACTTCCTGCTTCCGCAGTATCAAGATTATGCTCCTTAACTAACCTTTCAACAAAAGCAGTTTTTAACTCTCGTATGCGGTCATCACCATCCCCAGAAGTCTCCGTCCCAGTTGGAGTACTCATAAAACCAGCATTTATAAGAGCCATCAGATTCCCCCTTATCCATAAATAACCAGACCACCCTGATCCAAATCATTATCAAAATGACCCTGAGTCCTAAGTTGCGCTATCATCTCCACCAGTTCCCGCTTCGTTGCATACGCCTTATCATAGCTCTGCTGATTCCTCTGGAACGAATGCACCGCCCAAAATACCATCGCTTCATGCAAAGACTCGGGCAATTCCGGTACATCCGTCCCCATCACCATTTCAGGCGGATTCCTCACATACACCAGTTCCAGCACAATCCGCTCATCCGGTATAGCATCAAAAACAATCTCATTACCAATAACCCTATAGCTTGCCGGAGTCCCTTCACTCAAAAGATTCGCTGTAAGTATATCCTCTCGCATCGTCTTTTCAAGATCAGATCCATTATTTACATCTCGAATCTTCACCACATCCATCACATCTCGGTATGGATCAAGATTCAAATCTTCATCTTCTTCAGCATTAAACTCAGCATCCGTAAGCAATCTCGCAAAGTTCCTCTTCAGCGTTACCGTATTACCAAGTTCCGGCAAAGGATCAAAAGACCCCGCTACCGTAAACCTTAAATGATCCCCATCCCCATCAGTAACACTCTCAGTCTTCACCACCAAAAACTTCTGCCCTTCCCCTACGCCATCATCCACCGTCAGTACATACCTGCTTAAATCCAATCCCATCGTCAGATCAGCATCTGTATCGACAAGTATACTTGTCGTAGTCGCAGACCTTACAGTCCCCGACCGCGCTTTCCCAACCGTAAAATACTTTCTTGCAAAAAGTCCTCGAATCTTCAGTGCCGTCCCATCAGTGTTTCGCCAATTCGCAATCCTCACCAGCGCCTGATTAAGCACCTTCTTTATACGAGTAGCCCCCGCTGTCGTAATATCAAAAGTCGTAAAGTCACTAGGATCAGAATACGGGCACCGATCCGTCGGTTCACCAATATCCTCATAGACCTGTACAATCATATCTTGTAGAGTCAAGGAGTCCTCCCCTTATGCCAAGAACACTCTCAAGTTACCTGCAGAAAGTGTGGTCGCTTTCAAGTTCGGAAACGTCAAAGGAGGTTTAAAGTTTATCGTTGCAAACAAATCATTGGCCGCTATTCTAATTTCAGCTACTGCAACTCCACCGCTCGAAAAAACAGCATTCGCTGCCGCACTATGCTCTAAACTAATTGCCTGCACCACAATCGGAGTGGTAACCTCGTCATTCAAAGCTCCAAACTTAATCGTATTAGGTCCATACGCTAATGCCATATCAGCCTCCCGAAAGCTTCTCTATATCTCTGCTACATCCACAAGGGATACCATAAGGTTTCCCTCGGAACATCTGCACCTGATTCTCTTTCCAAACCCTTCTACATTTAACACACTCAAAACTTCTCAGAAACTGGAAACTTCCTTTCGTCCCCGGAACATCTTCCACAAGCCCATTATTCCATACATTCGTTGGAATGGGAAGCTCTTCGTACATTCCCACCTCCCTAAAGTAATAGAGGGGCCTTTCAGCCCCTCCGCTTTTACTCTACCGTTCTAGCTACGGTTATCGCTACAAAGGAACCTGCCGTAGTAGTTCCCCCTGTATTATTGATCGTATTCGCCGCAGTTATCGTAAACTCCGAAGTCAGGTCAGTTACCGCACTCGGGGCACCAGCCGTCAAAGTCAAAGCTTCAACAAGCAAAACCTTATCAGTAGTCTTAACCCCCGTAACAGTAACATTACCAGCAACAGCGCCTACGCCAAAGAACGTAAACTGACCTACACCACCCGGAAACCGGGTGACTTGATTTTCTACAGCCGCCATTGCTAGGCTCCCGCGTTCGCATAGACCCCGCGCCAATGCACGAAGTCAGTGGTAAACCGAGTAACGGCCCGGAACTTCGAGGTCCGAGTATCAAAATCATCGGTGCTTTCCAGAGCCAAAGGTTGCCGGATAATGTACCGCAGATCGTGATCCTCTTTCTTCCCCAGCAGATACCAAGCAGTAGTACTGGTCAGATATGGTACCACCATGTACTTCAACCCTTCAAAAGGATTGTACTGCTCATTGGCATTTTCCGGGTTATACTTGCTCTTCACAAGCTTCTCAGCCTGAGATTCCAGTTCAGGCGGAACAATCAGAAGCGCCGGGTCCATCGGGATCGGCACATTCCGAGCATTCACCATCTTCTGAAAAGTCAATCTAGCCGCTTGCAAACTGGTCATAGTCAAACTACCACCAGTGGCCGCTTCATTGCTAAACGTGCCAAACCCATTCAACGGATGATCGTCCGCAACGAGCGCCTTCCCATCGATCCCACTCCGGGTCGTGGTCACGAACGCGCTATTCAGCAAATCCCAGAACTTCAGTTCCCGAGTATAAGCCGCAGCCTTGCTCAGTTCCTGAAAAGCCTTCTTCACATGACCCTTCTGGTCATCGTTCCAAAGATTCGCGCTTACCTGAAACTGCAACGCGAAGTCTTCCGGCGTAATAACCTTACTATTCCCCTGAATCAGGTTATCAGTCGGTATGCTCTGGCCTTCAGCGATCTTTTGCAGAGCGCCGAATCCAACCATTTCACCTTCACGATCATACGCACTATTCATAGTGCTAATGTTCGCAACCGCTTTGTACATCTCCGGGTATCGCTTATACTCATCAAAGAATACTTTTTTGTAGTCCTTCGATATAAGCTGGGAGAATGCCCCACTATTCGCAACAGAAATCGTACTAGCCATTGTTCACCCTCCCCTTAAACCCAAGTAAACAACACGCGGGCATTTAGTCCCGCTGCATTGTCAATCCCGTCAGCCAGTTTCAATATCCGAGCGACATTGACCGCCTGAGCATTCTCATTGATCTCCATGATCCCCGTAGTACCCTCAATGTCCACAGTCTCCCCAGCATTCACCGGAGTATACGTACCCGAGCATTGGCCTTCAAAAACCAAAGTCGACAACGCTGGAACATAAAGGCATTCCCCCAAAGCCGCAGTAGCCGCAACCTCAGACTGACAAACACCATAAATCTTAGCACTCGCCGCAGTCGCTATATTCACAATGCCCGTAGAGAGCATCACAATAGCATCACCGGGTGCCAATACCGTTCCAATAGTAACCGGGGCTTTATACATCGGTATCGCGCCACCGCCCAGATTACTAACCGCCCTAAAACCACTCGGTCGATCCACATTAGCCATAAGATAACCCCCTTCTGGCCCTCAGACTCCCCAGACCTTAGCCTAGGGGTTTCCCATTCTCATCGAGAGGCGTAATCCGTCCCTCGCTCTTACTCATCCCACGATTGATGCTACTCACACCAGCCGCAAACTCACTCTTAATCCCATCATATCTCTTCCTGCTCTGCTGACTCATCCATTCCTTATACTTCTTAATTGCATCTTCCCTACATTCCACTGCAACCGCTTCAACCTTTCCTTCTGAATCCAGTATCTTCAGAACTTCCCCAGTCTCTTCGCCCGGTTGCTCTTTCGTTCCCTCTTTCGGCTTCCTTACCTGCACATATGGTCCCAGTAATGCAGAATCCAGTTCGATTCCCGGTGCCTTCCACGCCCCATGCCAACCCTTTCTCTCTCTAATCTTCAACCTATAATCCGCATTCCCTTCAATCGGGTTAAACGGATTATCAACTACCTCAACCTTCTCCGCATTGTTAACCCTATAAACCGCCTCAAAAATCCCTTCCGCCTTCAAATAGTTTCTCATATTCTCAGGCTTCAGTTGCTTCCAGACTTTCTCCGGCAGTTTCCGAAAGCTCTCATGGCTCCATTCCAACACAAAACCTTTATCCAAGTTCAACTGTAACACAGCTTCGTCAGACTTGTCAAAGTTGACGTTCACAATCTGCACTTTTTCCACCTCAGCGACACCATTTTCTTTGCTCATTTACTTCCTCCCCTTAGCTTTCTTCCAATTCAAGTAGCTCATTACCTGCTCCTTGTCTTTCGGGTCCATCCCGCTCTCTTCCATATCCTGCTTATCGCTCATCGTCAAATACACTTTCTTGACTGCGGTAGGTCTCAGCATAGGATTGTTCTCGGTATACATCGTCGGCTTCTTAACCTGTTGCTCCGCTTGCCCAACGCCCGCCTTCTCCAATGCTTCCTTAACCGCTTTCTCCGCTATCTTCGCCGCTTCCTCCTGAATCAATGTCGTCTGATTTTTCGCAATGACATCCCGATACACCTGCTCATAAATATTTGGCATCATCCTAAATTGTGGTGCCAACCCCTGAACCGTCTGCTCAATTTCCTTCTCAAACTTCTTATAGTACCCACTCGTATTCGGGTCCAGCTCTAAAATACGCTTACTCTGCGCCTGTATTGCCGCCGCAGTCTGCCCCGCAACCTGCCCTACCGCTCTCTGTGTAATTTTACCTACAACCTCAGCAAACTTCCCCGGTTTCCAAGCCTCTTCCTCCAATTTCGCCGGATCGTAGTCATCCTGCAGCATTGGAACATTCATTGGTCTCGGGGCCAGCTTATCCCCCAGTTCCCTAATCCCCTGATTCATGGCACTGGCGGCATTTTGCCCATCCAGCAACCGCTGATAATCCTCAGGACTCAGTTCAACCTTCTTCGGCCCTTCTTCCCTCTCCGGTTCATCCTTCGGTTGCTCTTCCCCATACGGAAGGTCCACAATCTCAAAGTCATCCGGTCCCGGCTCTTCAAATACTACACTAGAATCTGACATCAAAGTCCTCCATTAAATCGTCTTCCCCCATTGCATTTTCTTCCCTTCCATACGAATCCCACCTCTCCAACTCCACACTTAATACCTTCCTTGCCATATCATTCAGTGTCGCACAAGCATCCATTCTACCCTGTGCATGTCGAATCTCCTTAATCTCCGTATTCACATCAACCAATACTTTCATCGCTTCTTCTTCAATTTTTCCAATCATTTTCGTCAACAGAATTGCGGCAGGGCTTTTTGGTGCAAACGCCTGAAAGTCCTTAACTTCATCTTTCCCCATCTCAATATCATTGATATTCACATCATTCCTCCCATCTGCTCATCCCCCATCCCTTGTTGCATTCCTTGTTGTTGC